GCGGGTCCGACGCCAAGTGGTGCTTCATCACCGAAGACCTGCTGAAGCCCGAATACGGGCGCATGTTCCCCGACGCCCAGCCGATCAGTTCGATTTTGTCACGCGGCGTGGGTGATCAGTCTCTGAGCCAGTGGTTCCACGAAAATACGATCCGCATCGCGGAATACTTCTACGTAGAATACGTGCCCGCGACGCTGAACCTGTACCCCGGCAACGCCACGGCGTTTGACGGCACGATGCCTGACATGAAGCTGCGAGCCATTTTCGGCCAGCCGCTGCGGTCCCGCAAGGCCGACCGCCGCAAGGTCATGTGGATGAAGACCAACGGCTACGAGGTGCTGGAAGAGCGCGAGTGGGCGGGCAAGTGGATACCCGTCGTGCGCGTCATTGGCAACGAGTTTGAGGTCGATGGCCGGATGTACGTGTCGGGCCTTGTGCGCAACGCCAAGGACGCGCAGCGCATGTACAACTACTGGGTCAGCCAGGAGGCCGAGATGCTGGCCTTGGCGCCCAAGGCACCCTTCATTGGCTACGGCGGTCAGTTCGAAGGCTACGAGTTGCAGTGGAAGACCGCCAATACGACCAACTGGCCGTATCTTGAGGTCAATCCGGACGTTCAGGACGGGGCGGGCAACGTGTTGCCGCTTCCCATGCGCGCCCAGCCCCCGATGGCCCAGACGGGCCTGATCCAGGCCAAGATGGGCGCTGCTGAGGACATCAAGGCCACCACGGGCCAGTACAACGCTAGCCTCGGCCAGCAGGGCAACGAGCGGTCCGGTCGGGCCATCCTCGCGCGCCAGCAGGAGGGCGACACCGGCACGTACCACTTCGTGGACAACCTTGGTCGCGCCATCCGCTACGTGGCCCGCCAGTTGGTGGACATGATCCCTCAGATTTACGACACCCAGCGCATCGCCCGCATCATTGGTGTGGACGGCGAGGTGGGCATGGCGAAGATCAACCCGATGCAGCCCGAGCCGGTCAAGAAGATCGTCGATCAGGCTGGCAACGTCACCGAGAAGATTTACAACCCGTCGTTCGGCGTCTACGACGTGGTCGTCACCACCGGACCCAGCTACCTCACCAAAAGGCAGGAAGCGGTCGAAGCGATGGCAAACATCCTCCAGACCAGCCCGCAGTTGTGGGAGGTCGCAGGCGACCTGTTCATCAAGAACATGGATTGGCCGGGCGCACAGGAGATGGCGGCCCGCTTCAAGAAGATCATCGACCCGAAGGTGCTGGCAGAAGACGACAAGTCGCCCGAATTGCAGGCGGCCGAACAGCAGGTCGAGGCGGTATCGCAGCAGCTTGAAGAGGCGATGGGCCTGCTCAACAACGTGCAGTCGTCGATGGACGCGCAGGAACTGCGCATCAAGGCGTACGAGGCCGAAACCAAGCGTATCGCCGCCACGTCTGCCGGCATGTCTACCGAGCAGATACAGGACATCGTGATGGGCACCATCGCGGCAGCGGTCGAGACGGGCGACATTTCGGGCAACCGCCCGATGATGCCGCAGATGGACGAGCAGCGCGGCGCCATGCAGGAAGAGCCTGTAGAACAGATGGGACCAATGGAATGAGTTGCGATAAGTTCATAGGCATGCTGTTTCTGGCCCGCGACGTGACGCACTCGGCGCACCTCAACACGCGGTCCTACGCCAAACATGTGGCGCTGAATGGTTTCTACGACGAGATCATCGACCTGGCGGACAAATTTGCCGAGATGTACCAGGGCAAGTACGGCCTTATCGGGCCGATTGCGCTGATGTCGGCGGACAAGTCCAGCAATGTGCTGACGTTTCTTGAGAAACAGGCAGAACAGATCGAGAAAGTCCGTTACGACGTCGTCGATAAGGAATGCACCCCGTTGCAGAACGTCATCGACGAAATCGTCGGTTTGTACTACACCAGCATATACAAGTTAAAGTTCCTCGCATAAGGAAACCGTCATGGGCTTGAAGTCTACTACGTCAATTTTGGGCTACCAGCAGATCACCAGCTTGTCGGCATCTGCCGCGCTAACTGTCCCGGTTGGGGCCACTATGGCGTTGATCACGCCCGAAACCCAAGCTGTCCGTTGGCGCGATGACGGCACCGCGCCGACCACTTCGGTCGGAATGCCGATTGCAGCGGGCGCGTACTTTACGTACGACGGCGACCTGAAGTCGATCCGTTTTATTGAGCAGACGGCATCCGCCAAGATCAATGTTAGCTATTACGCATGATTACTGTCGATACCCTCAATATATCTGACATTCGGTTACGGTACTGGCGCGAATATTTCGACGCCGGTCCGGGACCGTTTGCGACTGAGGGTAACGGTAGTTCGCCTACACCCGCGCTTGCCCTTGCCCAGCGCGACAACGACTACATTCTTGATCGCGCTGGCGACTACATCGAAACGAGGGTTTAGCCATGACTTCTTACATTTATAATATGGTCGATACGTGGGCGCTCAGCGGTGGCCCCTACACTTCCATCAAGATGAACGCTACGGACAACGACAGTGGTTCTGCATCGCTGCTGATGGACTTGCAGGTGGGTACGGCGAGCCAAGCGTCTATTGATAAGCGGGGAACCTTTTCTTTTGCTGCGCCTGCTTCTGGTACAGCCCCCAGCCGCCCCGGAATTGGCAATTGGTATGGTAGTCTTGGTATATTTGGATCAGGCGGAACTCTGGCGCTTTCAATCTCAAGTGCATCTGTCAACACTGGAACCAGCTATCAATTTTCGTGGAACGCAGACACCATCCTCTCCCGCCGCGCCCTCGCCAACCTCCGCCTTGGCGCTGCTGACGCTGCCGCACCCGTAGCACAGACGCTCTCCGTGCAGTCGGTTGTCGCTGGTACATCTAACACCGCGGGCCCGAACCTCACGATTACTGGCTCTCAGTCTACCGGAAGTGGCGTTGGCGGGAGCATTATCTTCCAAACAGCAGTCGCTAATTCGGGCGGCGGCGCAACTGTTCAGAATACGCTGGCTAACGCTATGGTCATTGACAGCGTCAAAACTGTTCGCCTTGGCACTGGCTACACGGTCGCCACGCTTCCGGCTGCGGGAACAGCCGGACGGCGTACTTACGTAACCGATGCAACAGTACCAACTTTCCTTGGTACTCTTACCGGCGGCGGCGCAGTTGTTTGCCCGGTCTTTGATAACGGAACCGCATGGGTATCGGCATAGGAGCCTAACAATGACGAATAGCTACCAATGGGCTGTAAATTCCATGACCGCCTACCCGGAAGTGGACGGCCTGACAGATGTCGTGTTTCAGGTTGCGTGGGTCTGTTCCGGCACGGACGGCGTCAACAACACGGCCACCTATGGCAGCGTAGACCTGACACTGGATCCGGCGGCCCCCTTTACGCCTTATGCTGACCTCACGCTTGATCAGGTGCTGGGCTGGGTGTTTAGTGTGCTGGGTGCAGACGGTACGGCAGCGGCAGAAGCAAAGTGCGACGAACAGCTTGCTGCGATGGCAACACCGACTACGGTCGCCCCGCCTCTCCCGTGGAACACACCCTCGCTTGACACCACAACCGTAACGTAAGATAATGACCAAAACCCGACTGGCCGGGAAAGCCAGGAACCGAAAGGTGACTAAATGACCGAGAACGAACTAGCGGGTGCGCCCGCGCCGGAACAGGCTCCCACGGCTGAACCTGTTGCCGCATCCGATACACCGCCGGAACCGACGCCCACGGAAGCATCCAAGACCTTCTCACAGGAAGAATTGGACGCAATCGTCGGCAAACGTCTCGCAAGAGAACAACGGAAATGGGAGCGCGAGCAAGCGCAGAAAGCCAAGTCCCAGCCCGTTCCGACGGAACCGCTGAAAGCTGACGACTTCGCAGATGCACCATCCTACGCCGACGCCCTTGCCGAACGCAAAGCCCAGGAACTCTTGGCTAGGCGCGACGCAGAGGCCGAACGCGCAGCAACGCTCGACGCCTATCACGACCGTGAAGAGGAAGCCCGGAACAAGTACGACGACTTTGAACAGGTCGCGTACAATCCGAAACTCCCCGTCACGGAAACGATGGCGCAGACCATTCAGGCAACCGATAACGGTCCCGATGTAATCTATTACCTCGGATCGAACCCCAAGGAAGCCGAACGGATTGCGCGTCTCTCACCGCTCTTGCAGGCACGGGAAATCGGAAAGATTGAGGCCCATCTTGGTTCCAATCCACCGGCCAAGAAAACTTCCACCGCCCCGGCACCGATTGCTCCGGTCACGGCCCGCACCTCTGGTGCGCCTGCATACGACACCACCGACCCACGTTCTGTGAAGAACATGTCAACGTCGGAATGGATCGAAGCGGAACGGCTGCGCCAGATCAAGAAGTACGAGGCTCAACGTAGACGCTAGTCCATAGGACATAGACATCATGGCTAACAGCCTTCTTACCATCGACATGATCACCCGCAAGGCTCTCGAAATCCTTGAAAATAACTTGGTTATCACCCGCAACGTGAACCGTCAGTAAACTTTTGTCTAGCTGACGTTAAACCCCGTTAAATGCTGGAAACTCCTTATAGCATTCCGCACCACAGCGTAGCTGGTAACGGCAAGCGCGACGGTTTGAAAAGCGAAATGATTGGACAATCAGCAGCCAAGCATCGTATAGTTTACGTTACTACGATGAAGGTTCAACGACTAGCCGGTAACGGCGTAGGGCCAAGTGGCTCGAAATGCGGGGCAAGCATGAGGCAGACATTGGAAGAGCGGTTTTTTGCTAAGATTGCAAAAAACGAAAACGGATGTCATGAATGGACCGGACACATAATGCCTAACGGCTACGGACAAATGCACAAGGACGGCAAGACGGCTTACGCGCATCGCGTAGCTTATGAGCTTGCTTTCGGTGCTGTTGCCGGGTTTGTGCTCCACCACTGTGATAACCGTAAATGCGTAAACCCTGAGCACCTGTTTGTCGGCACTCACGACGACAACATGCAGGATATGGTCGCAAAATCGCGGCACGCATTTGGGGACAAAAACGGCAGACGTAAGTTGTTTGCCGAACAGGTCCGCAGTATTCGCTCTGAAATTGGTCTGCACCGGGAAATTGCGGCTAAATACGGCGTTACACCTTCTTTGGTGTCTATGATCCGTAGCGGCCGGATTTGGCGAGATGTTTGAAGATATAGTCTGGTCCTCAGCGAGAGTTGAGGCTGCGAAAGCGGGCGCTGACCTAACGAGCAGCGTTGAACAAAACGATGATGATAGTTTCGCTGTCGAAGGCGCCAAGATTGGTTCGACCCTCCGCATCCGTCTGCCCGACCGCGCTCTGGTCACGGACGGTGCAGCACTTCAGGTGCAGGACGACAACGAGCAGTTCACCACGCTCGCCGTCAACAACCAGAAGCACATCGGCGTGAACTTTACGTCGGCCGAACTCACCATGCAGCTCGACGACTTTGCCGAGCGCGTGCTGAAGCCGCGTATTTCGCAGCTTGCCTCGTCCATCGACGCAGACGTCGCCAACTCCTACAAGGGCGTCTTCTCGACCGTCGGCACTCCCGGCACGACCCCGGCCACTTCGCTTGTCCTGCTTCAGGCCCAGCAGAAGCTGAACGAGTACGCTGCCATGATGCCGAACCGCTACGCGACCGTTAACCCGGCCGCCAACGCCGGTCTGGTCGAAGGCATGAAGGGCCTCTTCAACCCCGTTGACACGATCTCCCGCCAGTTCAAGAACGGCATGATGGGGGAGGGCGTCCTCGGCTACGAGGAGATCAACATGTCGCAGTCGATCAAGTTGCACACCTGTGGCAGCCGCGTCGCTACGGGTGCCACGGTCAACGGCAACGCCTCGGAAGGCGCATCGACTATCGTCCTCGCCAGCGCCGGTAACGCGCTGACGTTTACGGTGGGCGACGTGTTCACCGTGGCTGACTGCTTCTCCGTCAACCCGCAGACCCGCGAAAGCACGGGTTCGCTCCAGCAGTTCACCGTGACTGCCGCGAACACCTCGACTTCGGGCGGCGCTGTGACCCTGGCTGTGTCGCCGGCGCTCTACTCGCCGACGAACGCTCTTGCCTCGGTCAGCACCCTTACCATCACTGGTAAGGCTGTGGTGTTTGTTGGTGCGGCTTCGACGGCCTACCCGCAGAACCTGGTCTACCACAAGGACGCGATCTCGTTCGCCACGGCTGACCTGCTCATGCCGAGCGGCGTCGATATGGCCTCCCGCCAGGTTCACAACGGCATCTCGATGCGTATTGTGCGCCAGTACGACATCAACAACGATAGACTACCTTGCCGCATCGATGTATTGTACGGTTATTCAGTGATCAGGCCCCAAATGGCTTGCCGTATCTGGGGCTAATGGGTTGGGCGCTGGGTAACACCAGCGCCTTTTCCTGCATCAACTCAATCAAGAAGGATTTTTCCTCATGGCTATTCCTACTGTAGGCGGCGGCTATCAGTTTAATGATGGCAACCTGAACGAACTTAAGGTTTCTGTTTCTGCGGCTCCGGCAACGGCGGCTGACGTCGTAACCCTCACCGTGGCGCAGATCACCAACGGTATCATCATCGGCACTCCTACCGCTGCTGCGGCTTACACGCTGCCGCTGGCCGCCGATTTGGACACCGCGCTGACCAATGGTAAGGTCGGCACGGTTTTTGACTTTCGTGTCATCACCACGGCGGCCTACGTCATCACGATGACGACTAACACCGGCTGGACAATTGGCACCAGTGGTTCGCAGGGTCTGATGACCATTGCTGCCACGGCTGGCACTGTGCGGGCTTTCCGCGCCCGTAAGACGGGCGACGGCACCTGGGCGCTGTACGCCATCTCGTAACCAACAGACGGGCGGTCTTTGGGCCGCCCGTCTTCCCTTTTGGAGGAACAATGGCGACCATTTACCTAGCCCACCCCAAGCATGGCGTTAAGATTGCCACGATGGAGATGGAAGCGCAGTACGACGAGATGAACGGCTGGAGCCGTTTTGAACCAGAAGACCAGTTGATTGCCGAACCAGAACCCACTAACGTAATGCCGGAACCACGGCGTCGCGGACGGCCGCGCGCAGAAGCGAGCGAATGACATGACGAGTGCGGGCGACATCATAAACGGTTCTTTGCGGCTACTCGGTGTTCTGGCGGAAGGGGAAACCCCCTCTTCCGAAACCGCTCAAGATGCGCTTTTTGCCATGAACCAAATGGTTCAGTCGTGGAATACTGAACGTCTGTCAGTTTTCTCAACCCAAGATCAAGTTGTTACGTGGCCCGCAAGCACGCAGTCGCGCACGCTGGGGCCGACCGGCAACATCGTCGGGCTTCGCCCGGTGCTGGTGGACGACGCCACCTACTTCCGTGATCCGGCCAACGGCATCTCCTACGGCCTCAAGCTGATCAACCAGCAGCAGTACAACGGCATCGCGGTCAAGACCGTCACCAGCACCTATCCGCAGGTGATGTGGGTCAACATGACCTACCCGGACATTGAGATGTACGTGTACCCAGTGCCGACCAAAGAACTGGAGTTTCACATCGTCTCGGTGGAAGAACTAAGCCAACCGGCCAATCTGGCAACGGACCTTGCGTTCCCGCCGGGCTACCTGCGCGCGTTCCGCTACAATCTGGCGTGCGAAATTGCCCCTGAATTTGGCGTCGAGCCGTCGCGCCAGGTGCAGCGCATCGCCATGACCTCCAAGCGCAACCTGAAGCGCATCAACAACCCGGACGACATCATGGCTCTGCCGTACAGCATTGTCGCCACACGTCAACGCTTCAACATCTTTGCGGGTAACTACTAATGGCCGACACCAAAATCTCCCAACTTCCTGCGGCTACGACCCCCCTGTCGGGGGCTGAAGTTGTGCCCTTGGTGCAGAGCGGCGCCACCGTGCAGACGCCGGTCAATGAGATCAGCCTGCTCACAGCGGCGACGGCTAACACTTTTACTGCCAACCAGATCATCTCCGTCACCGACAACACCAACGCAGCCCTGCGCGTCACGCAGCTTGGCACTGGCCTTGCGCTTCGTATTGAGGACAGCACAAACCCTGACAGCACCCCCGTTGTCGTTGATGCGTCGGGTAATGTAGGTATTGGTACTGCGGCACCCGCAAATATACTCGACGTTTCAGGAGCCATCCGCGCCACGGGTGTCACCACGCCGACTTCCGGCGCAGGCGTCGAAATATTCTATAGCTCCAATATTGGCTATATTATCCCGTATGACAGAACGAGCGTGGCATTCAAGTCGCTGGTCATGCAGGCTCTGTCAATTACTTTTACCACGGGCGCTGTGCCGCGACTGACTATTGACAGCAGCGGCAACATCCTGAACACCTCTTCCGGCGGCCTTGGGTACGGCACAGGGTCTGGCGGCACGATCACGCAGCTTACCAGCAAGACCACTGGCGTCACGCTGAACAAGACCAACGGGCAGATTATCACTAGCAACGCTTTGATGGCTGGCGGCGCCGAAATTACGTTTACCGTGACTAACAGCACGGTGGCGGCCACTGACACAATTATTCTTCACCGTGCAAGCGGCGGCGGCGCGGGTTCCGTTGGCTACACTGTGTACGTTGATAGCACCGCTGCGGGGTCTTTTGTAATCTACATAAAAAATCTTTTCGGCACAAGCAAATCAGAAGCCATCACATTAAACTTCGCGGTCATCAAGGCAGTGACTTCGTAATGACCTTTATGCGCGGTGACGAGTAACATGCAGACGCCGATACTGGGTTCGTCTTATGTGGCCCGCAGCGTCAACGCTGCGGACAACCGCATGGTGAACCTGTTCCCCGAGGTCGTGCCAGAGGGCGGCAAGCAGGCCGCGTTCCTGAGCCGTGCGCCGGGTTTGCGTTTTCTTGCAACCGTCGGTCCTGGGCCTATCCGTGGTCTGTGGTCGCCGCAGATCACCGGGTCGGACGCATACGTCGTTTCTGGCCCCAACTTCTACAGCATCACGACCAGCTACACGGCCACACTGATCGGCACTGTCAGCGGCACCGGCCCCGTGTCCATCTCCGACAACGGCACGCAGATATTCATCGCCACCAACCCCGACGGCTACATCTACAACATGAGCACGTTGGCCTTTGCTCAGATTACCGACCCGGACTTCCCCGGCGCCGCCACCGTTGGCTATCTTGATGGGTACTTCGTCTTCAACGAACCCGACACGCAGAAGGTCTGGGTGACGAGCCTTCTGGACGGCACCAGCGTCGATCCGCTGGATTTCGCCAGCGCGGAGGGTGCTCCAGACCAACTCGTCAGCGTCAACGTCGATCACCGCGAGGCGTGGCTGTTTGGGACGTCTTCGGTCGAGGTGTGGTATAACGCCGGCACGTCCGACTTCCCGCTACAGCGCATTCAAGGCGCGTTCAACGAGTTGGGCTGCGCGGCCGTCTATTCTGTCGTCAAACTGGACAACACGCTGTTCTGGCTCGGCGCCGACGCGCGCGGGCGGGGCGTTATCTACCGCGCTGAAGGCTATCGCGGCGCCCGCGTCTCGACCCACGCGATTGAGCACGCCATCCAAAACTACTCCACGCTTTCGGATGCGGTTGGGTATTCATACCAGCAAGAAGGCCACAAGTTCTACGTCCTTACGTTCCCGTCCGCTGACGCTACGTGGGTCTACGACGCGACGACCGGCGCGTGGCATGAGCGTGGCGGCTGGCGGAACGGCCATCTGACCCGGCACAGGTCCAACTGCCAGATGAACTTCAACAACGAGGTCATCGTCGGCGACTACGAAAACAACAACATCTACGCCTTTGATCTCAACGTGTACCGCGACTACTCCTACATCCAGAAATGGATACGGTCGTGGCGCGCGCTGCCGACGGGCACCAACAATCTCCGTCGTACGGTGCAGCATTCGCTTCAACTTGACTGCGAGAGCGGCGTCGGCCTTGACGGCAGCCCCGACGTGCTGGACGCGCAGAACATCACGACGGAAACGGGTGCGCTCTTGATCACCGAGGCGGGCATTTACCTCGTCACCGACGCGGAAAGTTTGGTCAGCCAAGGTGTAGACCCGCAGGTCATGCTGCGCTGGTCGGACGACGGCGGGCACACTTGGTCGCGCGAGCACTGGACCTCGATGGGGGCTATCGGCCGCGCCGGTCAGCGTGTCTTCTGGCGCCGTCTGGGCATGTCGCTCAAGTTGCGCGACCGCGTCTATGAGATTTCGGGAACTGATCCGGTCAAGATAACAATCATGGGGGCGGAGCTTCTTCTCGATGGCACTACTTCCTAACGCCTCACAAATCCCGGCGCAACGTGTGCCGATCAACGAGCACCCGCAGCCGCCCGATTACGTGGCGCGTGAGTGGTATCGCTTTTTTGACAACCTGCACACGTACGCCCCGACGCCGGTCACGTTCGCGCCGACCCTGACGTCCGTCACGAACGTGACGTCTGTCACCGCAGGTACGTGTTTTTACAACCAGATGGGCACCACCATTACGGTAACTGGCAGCGTTACCCTTGACCCTGCCGCAACCGGAAACACGGTGTTCCAGATGGACCCCCCGGTTCTGGACGGGCTGACCGTCTCCCAGGCTGCGGGCATGTTCATTTCTACCGCCGCCGGCGCCTCCGACGTCGGGTCCGTCACCGTCGCGTCCAACAAACTCCAGTTCCGCCTTAACGCTGTCAGCGCAGCGTCCGCCGTTTACGTTTTCCATGTCAACTACCAGATTGTATAACAGTCTGCTTTACGTTAGGTTTGCCACATGAGCGTGACCCTCTCTCCCCTTGCTGGTGCTGCGGCCCAGTTCTTTGACGACAACGGCGTCCCGCTTTCGGGCGGCAAGCTGTACACCTACGCTGCGGGCACGACGACGCCTAAAGCGGCGTATACCGACTACACGGGCGCCACACCGCACACCAACCCCATCATTCTGGACGCCGCCGGTCGGCCGCCGTCAGAGGTCTGGCTGACCTTTGGTGACGCCTACAAGTTCATCCTGAAGGACAGTAACGACACGCTGGTCGGTACGTTTGACAATATCGACGGCATCCCGCCGTTCTACACGGCCCGCGCTTCGGTGGTGTTCAACGGCTCGACGGCGGCCATAACGTCCAGCCTGAACGTGAACAGCGTCGTCAAGAACGCGACGGGCAACTACACCATCACCTTTACTTCCGGCATTCTCTCCAGCGCCAACTACGCCGTGAGCGGCGCGGCGCTCGGCACGACCAGCCTCGCCCCGTTCGTGTTTGCCGACACCACGACGCCGCCCACCGCCGTGACGCTGCGGGTGCAGGTGCTGTCGCTCACCTGGCCCTCTGCAACTCCTGCCACGGCGGCCTACGACAGCACCCGCGTCAGCATCGCGGTGTTTGGGTGACGTAGTGGACGAGGCAGCGCAATCCCTGATTGTCCACTTTGAAAACCTAGACCTGCCGCCCGAGGCGGCGTCTTGGCTTATGGACGTCTGGCGCATGATCCAGGCGTGGGATGATGTGGCGGACGGCGACGAAATTGAACGTGACCGGCTGGGGAACGCTATCTGGGCGTCTCTCGTCACCATGCCGGCCAATCCGTTCTACATCGCCAATTTCCAAGCGTTGCAGGCCGGGCTGGCGCTGCAAATTCTCAAGTGGCAGGCCGCTGAGGACGCCGAACGGACAGGGCAGGCTGACCCCCGGTCCTTCATCTGGCGGGCTGGGTTTTATGATTTGGTGCTGCTGGTTGTCCTTTTGACGAAGGGGCACGCAACTGCTATGAAAGACGCCGTAAAGGTCATGCACTTGTACGGCGAAACGCTGCCCGAATACCTGAAGGAGTTCCCCTGATGCCCGCACCAATTATTGCTGCTGCTGGAATTGGCGCCGCTGGTGCTGTTGCGTCGGGTATTTTTGGAGCCAACAAGGCCGCCGACGCGCAGAAGAATGCGTCTAAGCGGGCCATCAAGTTCCAGAAGGAAGCCTTGGCGCAACAGATGGCGCTGGTTAAGCCCTACGTCGAGGCGGGCAAGAACGCGCTGGCCGAATATCAGAAGCTGGTGCCATACGAAGATTTCGGCATGAAGCAGTTCGAAGCTGATCCGGGGTACAACTTCCGCATGGCCGAGGGCATGAAGGAATTGGAACGGTCGGCAGCGGCGCGCGGTTTGCTTCAGTCGGGCGGCACGCTCAAGGGCATCCAGCAGTACGGCCAGAACCTTGCCAGTTCCGAATACCAGAATGCTTTTGGGCGTTATCTTACTGAGCGTGAGGCGCGCATGAGCCCTTACGCATATTTGACGGGTCAGGGCCAGGCTGCGGCAGTGGGGCAGGCAACTAACGTCGGCACTACGGGTGCTAAACTAGCCCAGATTGCCATGGCTAAGGGAGACGTACAGGCGGCGCAGGCGGCCGGTATGGGGGGCGCCATTGGAAATGCGTTCAGTTCAGCCGGTCAGGGCGTCGGCAGCTATTACGCCAACCAGCCGTACATGAACTATTTGCAGTCCATCACGCCGACCTACACCGTCAATCAATAAGGTGCTCCGCCCATGCCACTCGACCCCAGTATTGTCAGCAACGCCTTCGCTAACATATCCATGCCGGATATGAACGCGCTCATGCAGCAGCGCGTGCGGGGCGCGGAGAACATCTACCAGATCGAGACGGGTCGCCAAGAACAGGCCGCGCAAGCCGCAAAGGCACAGGAAGACGCCGCCGTCAAGGCGTTGCTTCCGGCATACTCGTATGTGCTTGAGACGGGTGATTTGGCCGGCGGTCTTGAACTTGCGCCGCCTCAATATCGAGAAAGTTTGATCCCGCATATGAAGGCTTTGGAAGGCAGGCCGTTGGGAGAAATTCAAGCTGCGTTGACAGGTTCGCTGGTGACGTCCGACGCCGGCCGCGCGTTCTTGGAGAACCGGAGCCGCGCAGCAACATTTGGTGTTCAGTCTCGGCAACAGGATTTGGCGGAAAAGAAGTACGAGCAAGAACTCGCCGCTGCCGGTCAGCCAGAGCCTATGTCGGCGTATGAGGAAGCACAACGCGGTTTCCGCGAGCGGGAGATCGCGCTTAAAGAACAGGAAGCCGCCGCAAAAGCAACAATGCCGGAAGGCATGGACCCTAAAACCAAGGCCAAATTGGATCAGGCATATCCGCAAGCGGCGCGGACCACGCAAACCACATTAACCAATTTTGACCAAGACATTGCAGACTTAGACGCGCTTATTAAAGACCCCGGTCTAAAAAGTATTTCTGGCCTATACGGGGCAAATACACCCAACGTTAGCGCCGAAGCCCGCCGCGCAAAAGCGCTATTTGACAAGATAAAATCTGGCGCAGGTTTGTCGGCGTTGCTCGCCATAAAAGCGGCGTCGCCTATGGGCGGCGCGCTTGGCAACGTGTCAAACCAAGAGGGTGAAAAGTTGGAAAAAAGCGTTGCTGCGTTTGCGCAAAACCAAGATTACGCCGATCTTAAACGCGCGCTTTACACGTATCTTGTTGACGTTAAAATAGCAAAACAAAACGTGCTCGACGCGTTTGATGAAGCATACAGCTATCGGGGCGAAACATCGGCAGCAGACATGGCCGCACAAGCCCAAGCACAGCGCAGTCAGGTTGCTAAGGAAACGCTCCCGCAAAATCTTCCCCCGGCACCGAATGGCGTAACGGTTATAAGGAAGAATTAAAATGGCCTCCTTTACGGTAACGCTGCCTAATGGGTCATCTTATGATGTAGAAGGCTTGCCGGATGATGCAACGGAAAGCGATGCGTTAGCTGCTGTACTAGCGCAACATCCTGAAGCTGCCGACGCAGATAATAGTCTTCAACAGTGGCTTGGCGTGGCAACGCGCGCGTTGCTTCCGTATGGCGTCGCGGCTGGCGCCGGCGCGGCGGCTGGCGCACCGTTTGCTGGTGTTGGCGCAATACCTGGCGCGGCAGCAGGCGTGCTGGCGTTAGGCGCCGGCGACATCGGTACGGGCATATATAATCTTGCGGCCACGCCGTTCGGCGCGCCTCGCATGGCGTTGCCATCCGAAACTATTCGGCAGGCGTATGAAGGCGCAGGGCTTCCCGGCACGCGAGAGCCTGTAACACCTGAACAGCGCATATTTAGCGCGGGTCTTGAGGCCGCTACGGGCGCGGGCGGAACGGCAAGAGCGTTAACCGCGCTTGCGCCGACGTTGCGCGCGGGCACAACGGCGCGCGGCGTAGCTACTGAACTTGGTCGAGGCGCAAGAGCGCAGGCCGTCGGCGGCGCAGGGTCTGGCGGTCTTACACAAACGGCTGTTGAAGGCGGCGAAACTGACCCGCTAAAATTGTTCTTGGTGTCGTTAGTGGGCGGCGTTGGCGGCACATTGGCCGGCGGCCGCACGCCTAGGCCTACAATAACTGGTGCTGATGTCCGCGATCAAGCGCGGCAGTTTTATCAGCAGATGGAACGCGAAGGCGTGTTTTTCTCTCCTCAAGCCGCAGATGACTTAGCCAACCGGCTAGAAAATACGCTGGTAAATTTGCGGGGGGCCACAATAGCCAGAGAATACCGCACGGCTATCGAGGATCAAATTACTAATCTGCGAAATCGAAACTACCCTGATTTGTCTTTTGAAGAACTGGAAACAATACGCAGTAATCTTGGGTTAATTGGCCGCGATGCAATGGGCCGCGTTGTGCCTAACACCCCCGGAGAGCAAGCAAATCGGCTTGCGGGGGTTATTCAAGATGACTTAGATGATTTTGTATCTAACGCTGGGCCTGCGCAAGTTACGGCAGGTGACCCGCAGGTTGCGGTTGATGCAGTTAGGCAAGCGCGTCGTCAATGGCAAAACGCACGGAAAGGCGAGATTTTAGAGCAGGTCTTAGCCAAAACAGAAACCAGCAAAAGCAGCAGACCTAAAATAGAAGAATTGCAAACCAGCCTAAAGCCTATCGTCGATGATAATCGGCTTATGGCTAAATTTACGCCAGACGAACAAGAAGTTCTGCGCAGTTTGCAAAGCGGCAATTTTTCAGAGAAAGCGCTTAGTTTTGTCGGCCAATTTGCGCCCGATGTAAAAACAGGTCCTGGCTTGACAAAATTAGCCGCCTATGTCTTGCCCGCAACAGCGGTCGCGTCTACGATCAGCCCTGCCTACGGCGTCGCTGTAGGTACTCTCGGCGGCGCGGCGTTGGCGTCGCGCGCCTTGGCAAACCGCATGGCTTTGCGCCGCGCCAGTGATGTGGCCGAAAATGTCCTCGCCGGGCGCCCGCCGCCAGGATTGCCGGAACGCACGGTACGCGCTGCGGGGCGCGGCGCAGCGTATGTCCCTCCGGTCGTATTGGGCTCACAGGCCGTCAATAACGCATTCTTGACTGATGCGTATGGGAACCAATACGACGCTCAAGGCAACCGGATGTCGAGGTGAGGACGTGGACTATCAGGTGTTGTTCAACCTCGCCGTAGGTGCGGTGAGCGTTACGGGAGGGTGGGTCTTGAGCCGCGTGTATCACAGCTTGGACCGTCTCGACGAGGACGTGCGCAAGATACCGTTAAGTTACGTCCAGAAGGACGATTTCAAGACGGCCGTCGCGGACATCAAGAACGACATCCGTACCGGCTTCGCGCAGGTGGACCGCACGCTGAACAGCCTCTTCGACCGCGTCAACGAGAAGGCTGACAGGCCATGAAGATCAACGCCGCCGGTCTGGACCTGATCAAGCGTTGGGAGGGCCTGCGCCTGACCGCGTACCAGGACATCGTCGGCATCTGGACGATTGGCTACGGCCACACCGCCGAGGCAGGCCCGCCGGCGCCCAAGGCGGGCATGAAGATCACGGAGAAGGAAGCCGACGACATCCTGAAGCGCGACCTTGGCCAGTACGAGCGCGCCGTCACCAAGGCCATCTCGGTGGCCCCGACGTCCAACCAGTTCGCCGCGATGACCAGCCTCTGCTTCAACATTGGACCGACCAACTTCGCCAAGTCTTCCGTCGTGCGCCGCATGAACGAAGGCAACCCCAAGGCCGCAGCGGACGCCTTCCTGTTGTGGAACAAGGCGGGCGGCAAAGTGCTGAAAGGCTTGACGGCGCGCCGTGAAGACGAGAAGAAACTGTTTTTAACCCGGAGTACGTAACATGACTGCACACAAGGCACTCGCCGCTTTCCTGACCAGCCTTTTGGCCCTTGTCGGCCTCTTTGGCGTTTCTACTGGCTGGGTGACGCCCACCATGATCGACTCCGTCTCCGTCATTGGCGGCGCGCTTCTGACCGCTGTCGTCACCTACATGGTCCCTAACCAGCCCAAGGCATGACCTGGCTGGAGATCGCCGCCATCGTCGTCCTGTTGCTTGGGATCGGCGCTGGCGGCTACTTGGTTGCCCAACGCCCGACCTTTTGGTGGGGATTGGGCGTCATTGCCTTTAGGTCTGCTCTTCCGTTTCTGGCCAAACGCATGACCCCGGAACAGGAGAAGTCGTTTCAAGATTGTGTTCGTCGGGGCGGTGAGTGGGACCCAGCGCGCAAGCGTTGCAAGTGAAGTCAATGATCAGCCCGACCCACTCCTCGTAAGAGTTTGGCCCCACGTCCTTGACGTGCTGGATAGCCGCCGCAATCAGTTCCGCGCGGGTCATGTGCGCCCCTCCAGTGCGGTCCAAAATTATAGCCACAACGGCTTCCAGTGCCGCTGTCATTCCATTGTGGAGGTTGCCGTTGTAGGCGCTGATGGACTTCAGTGTCAGTTCATCGCTCATTGCTTGATCCTCTCCAACAGTTCCTGGCGCTCGCGCTGCGCCCGCAGCATGGTGTAGCGCTGGTGGATGCGGACGATGAAGGTGGGCCGCTTGTGGACCTTGACCTCTTCGTTCAGCAGCACATGTACTTGCTTCTCGTCCTTCAACGGTAGCACGGCATTAAGTTCGAACCAGTTCACCCTTTCAACTCCTCTAACGCAATATCGGAAATCGCGCGCTTGTCCGCCAAAGCGGACCAGATGCGCTCGTCTATCGTCTTGTTCGTCAGCATCACGTACACCCACACGTCGCGCTCCTGCCCGCCGCGATGGATGCGGCCGACCGTCTGCTCGTACAGTTCCAGCGACCACGGCAGCGACAGGAACACCATTTTGTTCCCGCCGTACTGAAGGTTCAGGCCGTGGCCGGCCGACTTGGGGTGGACGGCTAACAAAGGCACCTCACCAGCATTCCACCGCTTGACCACGTCGGCGCCGTCGTCCAGCGTCCACAGGTGTGGATAGCGGGTCTTCAACTGCGCCAGTTCCTCGACGAAGTTGTAGACGAGGATCGTATTGTCCTGCTGGTTCCCCTCAAGGATTTCGTCCAGCATGTCGAAGCGGTGCGTCGAGAACCAGTGCGCATACTTGTATGATTTGAAAACGCCGGCCTTGTCCGAGGCTTCTGATACGGTATCGTAGACCCAGCCCCCGGCCATCTGTTGCAGTTTGCTCGTCACGGCCGCCGCCGTCAGGGCGGTGATCTCGGCCCCGCCCAACTCGACCAGATAGTCCTTCTTCATCTTCTCGTAAGCCGTACGATCCATGTCGCTGCGCATCTCGACGACATGGCAGGGCGGCAACTTGTCCTTGTAGACGCCAGGTTCCAGCACAAACGTCGCCGGGCGGATGCGGGCCATGACCTGTTCCAGCGCGCCGCGACGCGGTTGCCAATCGCCAAAATCGCGGTTGATGCAAACGAAGTATTGCTGGAGGAACGCGCCCTTGGCCCGGCCTAGCAGCTTCTCGTCCACCACCTTGCACTGGCCGAAGACGTCTTCCAGACCGTTCGAGGTGAACGAGCCCGTAAGGCCCCAGCGCACGGGGAAGCGGTCGAGCATCTTGTAGAATGCCTTGAAGCGTTTGCCCGACGGGTTCTTGAGCCGGGTGAGTTCGTCGAACACCACGCCGTCGAACGCCAAGTCCTGCGGCAGCTTGTCGAGGTTGTCGTAGTTGACGACGACGATGTCACTGCTAGAAGACAGCGCTGCCTTGCGTTGGGTGGAGGTGCCGACAGCAATGGAATAAGACAGCGACGGCGCCCACTTCGCCACCTCGACGGGCCACACGTCCGTACACACGCGTTTGGGCGCCACCACCAGCCAGCGCCTGGCGTGCCCCTCCCGCTTCATCTCCAGCATGGCCGTCAGCGTGATGGCCGTCTTGCCGGCACCGACGGGGGCCAGGATCATGGCGCGGTCACGCTCGTACAGGAACGTCACGGCTTCGTTCTGGTAGGGTCTAAGCGTAAGGCCCACTCGTCTATCTCCGTCTTGCGCCACAGGCACGCATACAGTTGACCTGTGCGTTGCATGTCGGCGGCGAATTTGCGTTGCAGCGGCGACAGCCGCCCGTTGGGTGCTTTGATTTCCACGAACCACGTCTGGCCGTTTGGCAGACACGCGATGCGGTCGCTGACGCCCTTGCAGTTCAGCGCGCGGAACTTGTAGTGGACGCCGCCCATACGCTCGACGGTCCACACAAAGTATCGTTCGATCTCACTTTCGCGCGTCATGCACATCATCTATCAAACAATCATTGACACGTCAACAAACATTCTGTAACGTCGCCGCATCAACAGGAGGATACATTGGCTGCTCACTCTAACGTCGTCGGCGGGTCAACCGCCAAGCGCGTGCTGGCCTGCCCCGGCAGTGTCGCACTCGTCCAGCAGATGCCGCCGCAGCCGTCGTCGGTCCACGCCGACACCGGCACGCTGCTGCACAACACCATCGCCAGCATCTTGGAGACGGGCAAGCCGCCGCATGAGTTCCTGGGCGCCACTTACAACGCCATCGAACTGACCGACGACCTGCTGGAGCGCAAGCTGCTGCCGGCACTGGCCGCCCTTGACGAGATCGACCCCGACAAGACGATGGAATACGCCGTCGAACAGGTCGTCGGCTTTGGCAACGCCCTGCCTGGTGTGTTTGGTTCCGCCGATCTTGTTGGCAGGATTGGCAACCGTGGCGTGCTGCTGGATTGGAAGTTTGGCGACGGCGTTGCGGTGAGCGCGGAAGAGAACCCGCAGGGGTTGTTCTACGTCGCGGCCGCCCTTCGCACCACGAAGACCAAGTGGGCGTTCCTCGACGTCGAGGACATCGAGATCATCATCGTCCAGCCGCCGTATGTGAAACGCTGGGTGACGACGCCCGCCCGCGTCAAGCAGTTCGAGGCTGAACTGATGCTGGCGGTGCGCGCAGCCGAGCAGCCCGACGCGCCGCTGGCCGCCGGCGACCACTGCCGCTGGTGTACGGCCAAGACGATCTGCCCGGTGGTGAGCGGTGCCGTCGCCCGCGCCGCCCGCACCGCCATCAAGACGGTTAATGTTGACCGCCTGGCCGAGGCACTCGGGCAGATCGACCTGCTGGAGGGTTACATCAAGGACGCCCGCGACATGGCGCAGCAACTGCTGGAAAACGGCGTCGAGGTGCCCGGCTGGAAACTGGTGCCCAAGCGCGCCACACGCAAGTGGGCGGACGACAAAAAAGTCTTGACAACACTGACCGAAGCAGGGCTTAATATCGAACAGTTGACGGACCCCAAGTCGCCGGCGCAGATGGAGAAGGTGTTGAAGAAGCACAATGTCCCGATGCCGACCGACCTGATCGTGTCCGTCTCAACAGGTAGCACGCTGGCACCCGAGGATGACCCCCGGCCCGCCGTTCTTAACATTGGCAAGCAGTTGACCGCCGCTCTTGGGAAGATTGCCTGATATGCTGACAGCAGAAGAACTGCGCGAGATGCTTGATTATGATCCAGCGACAGGTGTGTTTACGTGGCGCGCAGGGCGAAATAACCAAGTTAAAGAGGGCCAAAAAGCAGGATCGTTAGATAATAAACTCTACGTACGCATATGGTTAAATGGTCGCGGTTACAGAGCGCATAGATTAGCTTGGTTATATGTCTATGGAGTATGGCCGTTAACAGAAATTGACCATATAAATTGCATTCGGGGAGACAACAGGATAATAAATTTGCGCGCGGCGACGTCGCTCGGCAACAATGCAAACAGGCAGAAAAAAAAGAATTGTTCTTGCGTTTGTAAAGGCGTGTATAAGTATCGCACAAAGTTCCGCGCGCAGATACGTATAGGCGGAAAGAAAACTTATATCGGCACATACAGCACCGAAAAAGAAGCGCACGCCGCCTATATGGCTGCTGCGGAAAAGGAATTTGGCGCGTTTGCGCGCGCTGAATAGAGCGCCGGGCTGACCCGGCATTGGTAAACTAAAGGAAACTAAAATGAACGACGTAGTTGCATTCGGTAACGGCAAGCTCCCCTCCGTACAGTCGCTGACCACCGCGCTTCGCAGCCTTGAGAGCGAAGTGGGTGCCGCCGGCATGGTCATCCTCAAGATGGACAAGACCGGCCATTGGGTGTTCGGCGCCGACCAGACCGAAATTGATGACGACAGCACCTGGGCAATCAACCCGTTCTCCTTTGTCCACGGCTTCATCGCTTGGGGCGAGGGTGAGGTGCTGGGCGAGAAGATGGTGCCGGTGTCGGAACCGCTTCCCGAAATGGATACTCCCCCGCCGGGCGCCAAGCGCGGCTGGGAGATGCAGGTCGGCATGAGCCTGAAGTGCATGAACGGCGAAGACAAGGACATGGAGGCGCGCTACAACGTCACCTCCGTGGGCGGCAAGCGCGCCGTCCAGAAGCTGGCCCTTGACATCGCCACACAGGTCGAGAAGGATCAGTCCAAGCCTGTGCCGGTGGTGCGTCTGAAGAAGGACCACTACACGCACAAGTCTTACGGCCGCATCTGTACCCCTATCTTCGAGATCACCCAGTGGGTGTCGCTGGAAGGTAAGGACGAGACGCCCGCGCCGGAAACGCCAGCGGAGCCCACCGCCCGCCGTCGTCGTACTGCGTAAGCGGGCAGCGGGGCCGCTTTTTGCCTCCCTGGTTGGGCGGCCCCGCACCTCACACCATGACAGACACAGTTTTCACTGTTCGCAAAATCGACCACAAAACCGCGAAAATGTGGGTTGAAAAATGGCACTATTCGCGGCGCATTCCGACAGGCAAAAACATAAGCTATGGCGTATTTGCCGGCGATGATTTATACGCCGTCATAGTCTACGGCATCGGCGTAAATCCGTATCAAGCCAAGTTTTTGGGCGTTGATAAGGTTTTAGAAATCAAGCGCATGTGCCGCAGCGAGCCGCCACGGCCGGAATACCCACTCAGCAAATTTATCTCCGCCACTACAAAATTGGCGAGGCGAGAATACCCGTGCGAGTGCATCGTCGCTTTTGCAGACCCAGAACAAGGCCACGAAGGCGGCGTCTATAAAGCGAGCAATTTTACGTTGCACGGGACAACCGGCGCGGAATGGCATTTGATTGACGAGAATGGCGTGAAGCGACACAGAAGATATGCGTTTCGGCACGCTAGGCGGCGCGGTATTTCGTTAGCCGATAGCCGCGTTGAATTAGGTGTCACACGCATTAAGACCGCGCCGAAGTACCGTTGGGTGCGGCGGTTAAAATGAGTGTCCTTTGGTGCGATTTTGAAACTAGGTCCCGTTGCGATTTGCCGTCGCGCGGGGTCTATAATTATTGTCAAGACCCCAGCACCGAGGTGCTGTGCATGTCCTACGCCTTCGACGACGAGGATGTGCAGACGTGGCGGCCAAGTGAGCCCTTCCCGACGCGCGTCGCGCTGCACCGGGGGCAAATCCGCACCCATAACGCCGCGTTCGAGCGGCTGATCTTCTGGTACGTGATCTGTCCTGATTTCGGCATCCCCGAGCCCAAGCTGGAGCAGTTCTACTGCACTGCAACACAGGCCCGCGCCAACTGTGCGCCGGGCAGCCTTGAGGACGTCGGCCGCTTCGCGGGTGCCAGCATGAAGAAGGACCACCGTGGCGCCGCGCTGGTGCGGGCGCTCTCGATCCCGCGCGCTGACGGGCAGTTCCAGTATAACCCTGCGCTGATGCTTGAGATGATCCAGTATTGCGAGCAGGATGTCCGGTCCATGCGCGCCGTCTCCAAGTCCATGCGCGAACTAGCCGACGAGGAACTGGCCGACTACTACGTGAACGAGCGCATCAACGACCGTGGCGTCATGCTGGACGTGCCCTTGGCGCGCGCGGCGGTTAAGTACGCCGCGCAGGAACTGGACGACATACAGGACGTGGTGCGTGAGGTGACGGGCGGTGCGTTGACATCCGTGCGCAGCCCGCGCATGCGGGAGTGGGTGCAGGAGCGCGTCGGCCCCGAGGCCCGCAAGCTGATGCAGGTGTGGAAGGACGGCGTCGAGAAGACCAGCATCGACAAGACCGTGCGCGCGAACCTGCTGGCAATGGAGAACCCCGATGAAGTCCCCCCGGAAGTCGCTGAGGTGGTGCAGTGCGCGGACGATCTGTGGGCATCGTCCGTGGCGAAGTTTAGCCGTGCCGCAGCGCTTAGCGATGATCAAGACGGTCGCGTCCGGGGTGCGTTTGTATTCTGTGGTGGCTCAGCTACGGGCCGAGCATCAAGCTACGGCTTACAAGTGCACAATTTCCCAAGACGATGCGCCGACGAGCCTGAACTAGTCCGCCAGGCGATGGTGCGCGGGCACCAGATCGTGCCGCAGTACGGCCGCCGCGTCACCGACGTGCTGAAGGGCATGCTGCGGCCGGCGCTGATCCCGGCACCCGGCAAGTCGTTCGTCGTCGCCGATTGGTCATCTATCGAGGCCTGCGTGACCCCGTGGTGCAGCGGTGCCGGCGATGACAAGCTGACACTTTTCCGTGATGGCGCCGACGTCTACAAGTTCAATGCTGCCGCCACTTTCCGGTGCCGCGTCGAGGACGTCACCAAGGACCAGCGACAGGTCGGCAAGGTGCAGGAGTTGGCCTGCATAGCCGAAGACACGTTAGTATTGACGGATAACGGATGGAAGGCTATTCAGGAGGTAACGCAACTCGACGCATTATGGGACGGTGAAGCATGGGTGACGCACCAAGGAGTAATTCCAAGAGGTGTAAAGCCGACTGTCAATGTGGCCGGCATCGCCGCAACGCCGGATCATTTGTTTCTGGTAGCGAACGAGTGGACCGAGGCGCGGTTACTCGCTTCAAGCGAACCGTTGCTTTGCCGAGCGTTGGCGACAGGTTCGGAGAACTTACCGTCGTTGGTTTTCAAATCGGTCCCGCTGGCGGGATACGAGGCGCAATTGTGCAATGCTCGTGTGGTGCCGCCCCTCACGTCGCCGCTCTTCACAACCTTAGAAATGGCGCTTCTACGCGCTGCAATACGTGTGCAAAAAAAGCTACGGGGCATTGGATCAAGAGTTATTTCCGGTACGCGGCCGTCTGTCCAGATGATGCGCATCGGCGGCGACTTCTTAATCGTTTGTCCGCCTGCAAAAACAGGTGCCACAATCCAAACGACCGAGGATACCCAAACTACGGCGGGCGCGGTATACACTTATACGAACCGTGGCACACCGACAAAGCGGCATTTCTTGCCTACGTCATGTCGTTGGATGGATGGGATCAACCGCGTCTGGAACTGGACCGCATCGACGTTAACAAAGGCTATGCGCCCGGCAACTTGCGGTTCATCTCAAAACGCGACAACTGCAACAACAAACGCAGCGTCCAGCAAATGCAGCGGTACATCATCGAACTTGAGGCGCGTTTACGACATTGCACATGCGGGGCCGCGAAATCGGTTCACGGTGCTGAGTGCGCAGGGTCCGCTGATGACCCATAACTGCGGCTTTGCCGGCGGCGTGGGTGCCTTCGCGGCCATGGGCCGTGTCTACGGTTTGACCATGCCCGAGAGCGAGGCCCGCAAGATGGTGGACGCTTGGCGTCGCGCCAATCCGTGGTCGGTGCCTTACTGGCAGGAACTTGAGATTGCGTACACGCGAGCAATTCGGAACCCGAAAACCAAGATGAAAGCGGGGCGCGTGACGTATTACTTCGACGGGCTCCACTTGTGGTACGCATTGCCGTCGGGCCGTGTACTCTGTTATCCTTTCGCTCGGATCGAGGAAGAAGGCGTCACATATGCCAAGGCGTCATGGAAGCCCGCAGCGGATGCGAAGGAGTGGCCCCGCGCCAGGTTGTGGAAGGGGCTGGCCTGCGAGAACATCACGCAAGCGACAGCCGCCGACATCCTGCGCAACGCCCTGCGAAAGCTGGACACCGTCGGTTTGGAAACGGTACTTCATTGCCATGACGAAATTTTGCTGGAAGTAGACGCACATATGGCCGAGCACGCAAAAAAACAGTTGGCCGACATCATGTGCACTGCGCCCGTATGGGCCGACGGTTTGCCGTTGGCTGCCGAAACGTCGGTGATGGCCCGCTACGGTAAGGGTTAACTATTCCGGCAATCCGCCGGTATCCGGCGTCGCAGCGGTCCTGCGGTATCCATAAGGTTGCAAGCATACAGACACTCTGATTTCAGGCTCTTAAAACTAACGCGCGCAGGTATCCCTCAGCCCGTTACCTGCGCGCCCTCAACTGGATGGGAAACATGGAACTACTTGACTACTTGGTCAGACTGGCACCAGCCGGCGAGACAGCCTTGATTGTTCGGCAGACACCACGCCACGCGGGCGGTGAGGTAAAGTACCACGCGGATGGTGCGCCGGTCGCCACCTTCCCGGCCTTCCTGCCGACGCACAAGCGCAAGGATGGCGAGGCCTGGTACATCAACACAGGTTCATTCGTCATTGACCGCCTCACGGCGGGCAAACCGTCGGCCAAGAGCGAAAACATCGAGTACGTCCTGTTCATGATGCTGGACGACGTCGGCACCAAGTCCAAGGTTCCGCCGCTCGATCCGACATGGATCATGGAGACGTCTGAGGGTTCGTTCCAGTGGGGCTATGCGTTCAGCGAGCAGCCGACCAAGGGCGAATTCACTGCGGCCATCACGGCCATCGCGGAGGCCGGCTACACGGACCCCGGCGCCACAAACGCGGTGCGCAACTGCCGCCTGCCCGGCAGCGTCAACCTGAAGCGCGGGCGTGAAGGGTTCAAGGCGCGGCTGGTCGAGTTCCATCCCGGCCGCGAGTACACGTTGGCGGACATCTGCAAGACGCTTAACGTGGTGCCGGGTCCGGCGGACGGTGCCGGGCTTCCGTCCATCAAGATCAGGGACACCGGCAGCGACACGGTGCTGAAGTGGCTGAACGACAACGCCATGGTGCTGTCCCGCGTCAATAACGAGGGCTGGTGCGGCGTCGTCTGCCCGAACAGTGCCGAGCATACGGACGGCAACCCGGAGGGCCGCTACTCGCCCGTCAACCGCGCCTTTTGCTGCTATCATGGGCACTGCCAGCACCTGGACAGTAACGCCTTCCTCGCATGGGTGGCCGAGCAGGGCGGCCCCAAGGTGACGCCCGGCTTCCGCGAGGAGTTGGTGGCCGAGCGCATGGCGGTGGTGGCTGAGGCATTGAAGCCCAACGACATATTCCGCGACACCGCGTCCGAGATCATCGCCGAAGTGGACCGCAAGGAGGTGGGCCGCCTTGATAAGGCCGGCTGGTACACGCGCTTCGCCTACGTCGTGTCGGATGACACCTATTTCGATTTGCAGGCCCGCCGTGAGATGTCGCGCGGTGCGTTCAACGCGGTGTTTCGCCATGTGTCGTGTAAGAGTATTCACACCGACCGCCGCGTCGAGGCGTCCGTCTGCTACGACGAGAACCGCCAAGCGGCAGGCGCCCGCGTGCTGGAGGGCGTCACTTACGCCGCCGGCGACAGCGTGCTGGTGTCGCGCGAGGGCGAGGTCTACGGCAACCGCTGGGTTGACGCGCGTCCGGACCTGTCCGACGTGGCCCCCGGCGACGTCAGCGTGTGGCTGGCCCATGCCGAGCACCTGATACCGGATCAGCAGGAACGCGAACACGTCTTCAACGTCATGGCCTACAAGTTGCAAAACCCGCGCGTTAAGATCAACCACGCGATTTTGCACGGCGGCGACGAGGGTTGCGGCAAGGACAGCCTGTGGGCGCCGTTCCTGTGGAGCGTCTGCGGGCCTAGCCTGCGCAACCGTGGCCTGGTGGACGGTAAGAGCATCAATTCGCGCTGGGGCTATGCCCTAGAGAGCGAAATCATGATCCTGAACGAGCTAAAGGAACCGGAAGCGTCCGAGCGTCGCGCGCTGGCGAACAGCCTCAAGCCGATCATTGCCGCGCCGCCCGACATGCTGCCGGTCGAGCGCAAGGGATTACATCCCTACGACATGGCGAACCGTCTTTTCGTGCTGGCGTTCTCGAACCATTCGGTCCCCATCTCGCTCGAAACGCAGGACCGGCGTTGGTTCTGCGTCTGGTCGGATGCACCGAAGATGACGGAAGCCGAAGGCAAAGCCTTATGGTCATGGTACGAGGCCGGCGGGATGGCCCGCGTGGCGAAGTGGCTGGCCGTGCGTGACGTCGCGGCGTTCAGCCCCAAGGCAACGCCCATGTGGACAGAGTACAAGGAACGGCTGATCGAGAACAGCCGCAGCATGGCGGAAAGCTACATTGTGGAGCAGATCAACCACCCGTCGATTGAGTTTGCGGCCGGTGTGGTGGCGTCGCCGCTGCATCGCATTTGCAATTCCCTGCAATCCGGCAGCCCGAATGGTGCGAAGGTCGTGCCGGCGGCGCTGATCCACGCCTTGAAGGAAGCCGGCTGGATTGACCTCGGCATGATCAAATCGGCCGAGTACCAGACCAAAAAAGCACTCTGGGCGCGAGAGGATATGGTGCGCAAGTGGAACAAAAGCGAACTCCGGCGCATGGTCGAACAGGCGCCGGAGCAGGGTGTTAAGAAGAATGAACCGGATTTGAAGCTGGTTAAGAGCTAAAGGTCAAGCCCTGCCAGCAGCACGGCGGCGATGAGGATAACGATCATCGCCGCCATTTTTCTGCAATCTCCCGCGCGAACATGATTAGCAGCGTCCAACCGCCCACTGCGCCGCCGAAGAAAAAGGCGTATTGCAGCCAATGCCAAAGGTTGTTAGGCATTGCCGTTGACCATGCCGGCGAGGGCCTGATCCCGCGCTTCAATTTCAATCTGTAACGCGGCAATCAGGGCGTCAATTTCCTCACCATAGCGGAACTTGAGGTCGCGCAACTGGTCGGCCAGGCTGTCACCCATGACGCGATTGTGAGCGCGTTCCGTTTCGACGTCCGAAATCATCTTTTGCAGGCTCATAATTCGATAGTCCTTTCTCTGTTGGTTAGGCGGGTTCGTACTCTTGGTGGTGACGCTGGCAGCGTCGGCGGAGCAGGCGGCCGCCGTAGCAGCGTGAAGTAGAGGCAGGCAGTGCCCATGAGGGCGCCGGCGGCAAAGCCTATGAAGAAGTGCATTCGTCCTCCAATACGGCGCGTATCATGTCCTTTGTCCCGGCCGGCAGCGTGGGCCCGAAATCGCCTAGCAGCTTGCGCAAGGCGGCGGCCTGTCTTTTGATACGGGCGGCGGCCCACCACTCGCGTTCGTTCTTCGGGAAGTTCGGGTCCATGATCTGCTACTCCAGTGTAGCGGCAGGCGTGGCTTGATACTCCTTGTTTACTTGGTCACTCATCGCTGGCCTCCGTAGGCAGGGGGAGATGTATCGTGTACGGGCCGCTATCAGGCATAAACCGTTCAATGTCCTTCCCCGGCCAGGCGTCGAGCGCGGCTGTAATGGCGGCGCGGGCTTCGTCCCTAAAATACCTCGTCCAACGGTCGGGGTTTTTGTCGAACTCCGCACAATTGTATCGGGCCAATGCGCGCGCGCCCGCTTCCAGCGCCTCGGGTGGTAAGTTAGTCATTGTTTTCCTCCAGTATGGTTTCCACGCGGTCACGTTCGGCTTTGTATTGGCCGTCGGCGACAAGTTTGCAGAACGTCGTGTAGCTGTGATGCGCCGTCGTGTGGTCCGTCCGGTTCAGGTGCGCCGCGATCTGGCTCAGCCCCAGGTCGAGCCTGCGCCGGCGCAACTCCCACGCCGCGTGATGGCGAGCCCTGCAATAGCGTTGCTTACGCTGTACGCTCTGCAATTGCTCAACCGTCAGGTCGTGCGCAGCCGCGACGGCGGCTAGGATACGCTTGGCCGGGTAGCGGTGCCGGTGTTCGGCGATGCGGGCCTCGTGCGCTTCCCGTAGGCGTTTGACTTCCGCTTCGATTTGGGTTCTACTCGTCACGTTCCCAGCCTTCCTTGCCCGCCGGAAGCAGATTGCGCCGGCGGGCTTCTTTTGCGGCGGCCTCCAAGGCCACCGCGTGATTGTTGAGGCGGATCCGGACCGCCGCCATGAAGCGCAGCAGGTCGACGTCATCGAGCCCGGCCACGTTTGCCGCCCACTTATCCATAGGTCCGGTCCATCTGCCGCTGTAAGGCCGCGCTTTCCTCCCGCCACGATGCGGCGCGTCGTTCCGCGTCCTCCAGTTCTTCAAGCAGGCGCGCGGCTTGTGTCGCCTCTGTCTCCAGTTGCAGCGCAAGCGCTTCCACTAGGGCAATTGAGATGATACCGACCTTTGCACATTCCAGCGCATGGGAGACCAATTCCGCCGGCACCATGTTCAGCATGTCTGTATAGTCGCGCATTAGTAAGCCTCCGCGTAACGGTCGACGATGCCGTCGTCGGCGAGCATGTCTGTCAGCTTTTCCTGCAGCCATTCGCGGTCCAGGTCGGCGTAAAGGACGTGGAACAACGGCATATGGCGGCCGACCTTGGTATATATCGGCTTGCCGTCCTTCTTGCGGGTGAAGTGAAATTCGGTCACGTCCCAATCAATCAAGCCGCGCCGACCGTCTGGCAAATAGTAGTCGATGCGGCATTCGCAGTCCGTTTCGAATAGGCAGATATCGTCCTTCCAGACTGAAATCGTCGTTTCAATGTACAGCATTGTATCCTCCTATGGTGTGATGATGAAGAAAACGAAAACGAAAGCGTAGGATGCGAGCAACAGCGCCGCGACTTTGGCAAGCTGTAAGGCAAGGTTAAGCATCGACGGTCTCATAATGCGCGGCAAGCTCGTCGTAGTCGATTGCGTTGAGGTCCATCATGTCGCGCACAAAGCCAAAACCATCGCCGCGCCCAATGATCTCGTCGAGGTAGTTCTCGACCTCAGCTCGAATAAAGTCCGCCGTGATCTGCACGCCGTCCTCCTGCATCATGGTGAAGCTATCGCCGAACCAAATGTTGACGAGCCAAGTTTCGCGGTTCTTCCAGCCGTTCATTGTAGTTTTCCTCTTTGCTTGTTTGATTGGGGAAAGTAACAGGGGCCGGAGCCCCTGTCAATTATTACTTGACGCTGGCGAGCACGTTGCGCCACTCCGGCACGACGTCGCCGGTGGGCCGGCGCATGGGCATAAGCACGGCCAGGCAATCGTCACGGCCGGCGAACGTCACGCCGGCGGGATTTGTGGCGGACCATACCTGCAGCTTGAAGCTGCCGACGGCGCCACTCAGAATTTTGGACATTTTGCCAATGTCGCCGACATATTCAGGATTGAAATGCGCCAGGTGCGGCGCTTCCTCCGGCGTGGTCGGCGCATATGCGGCGCCTTCACCTGCGGGAAGCACGGCGCGCCAGTGCGGAAACGTGCCGTTTACGGGTACGAAAGTAACGCTCCCTAGTGTGTCGCCGTTCAGTTCGAGCACGATAGCGCGCGGTCCGGCGATCTTAAGCGCGGCTTTCACGCTATCCAAGGGAATGATCACGTCGGCGGCCGGCCGATCGTTAAGCCGCGCCACAAACATGCGGTGACCGTCGGTGGTGACCATATGGCCCGACGTGCTCAGGTGCACGCCGCAAAGATAGTAGCGGGTTTGTTCGGTTGACGCGCAAAGCAACGCGGCCTTAAGCAGATCGGTAGGAATAAGCATAGTTTCGTCCTCCAGGTTAAAGGTTTTCAGGATTGAACGGACCGGCCGCGACGGCATCGGCCGGGAAGCTGTGAGCCGGCCGCACCACGAGCATGCGCGCGCCGACACGGTTGAGATTGAACACGGCGTAGGGCATGCCGTTGTCCGTTGCGTCCGCCTTAGCGCGGCTAATCAGGGCGTTTAGTAGCGTGTCTACCATGTTATCCTCGTTTCGTGTTGCTATGGGGATAACCTATAGACGTTCGCTGCTAATGTCAAACATTTCTTTTCATCTGAGCGTAAAGCATTATGTTGCACGACATGTCCGCTTGTGTTAGGTTTTCCCCACAACATAACAGGAGGAGGACAACATGCGCCCCAATATGCAGCATCTCTTAGGGCTCACAAACAAGCCGATTGTATTCCATGCGCAAACCTGGCCGACACCAGTGGATATCCCGTACGTTCCCGCAACATCAAAGATGGAAGGCAAGTAAGATGTCTTACGAATTGCTTCTTGTTCTTGTGTTCGACAAACTGGACGACGAGTATATGCCTGGCCGTCACGCGGGCTTCACGGGCGCGCAAACGCTTTCCGATTTCATGGATTGACGCCGATTTTTAGACGTGCTACGGCTTAAGCCGTAGTTGATCAACCCCGCCCTAATCCGGCGGGGTTATTTTATGGGTAACGTTTGGGGTTATGTTTGGGGTTATGGCGACGTGGCCGAAACGCAATAACGACAGCCATATGGGTTATATGGGTTATGTTAATCCTATATATTTTCGAGCGTTATATTCTGTATATGTAGGGGCGTGGCGGTGTGTCGCGCCGTTGCACGGGAGCGATTAAAAAGGGACTGCCCAAACTGCCCATACTGCCCATCCCTAGCGTCAAGTTTTGCGCCCACGTCATCAGCGGCGTCATCTCGCCAGGTGTTCGCCAGGCGCTGACAGTTGAAAACCGATTGCCCCACAATGCCCCAACATTACGTGACGTCAGCCCCAGGCGATTGACTGAACATTCATTCAACTCATATGGCCATTGACTGACTGTTCAGTCAGTCGCCCTAGTTGAACAGTCATTCAACTTGACTGACTGTTCAGTCAGCCGGCACTGACTGAACAGTCATTCAGTTTGGTGGAGAGGACAAAGGGCCGGGGGGGGCCAGGGACCACGCACACCGCTGCTGTTGCCGTGGCCAAGGGTCACGCGAACTTTTTATTTTTTAAAACTGCTTGACGGCCCACCCCCTACCCCCGTATACTCTCCGCCATGCAGCTAAATAACCCAAAAACAGCTTAAATCCCGCGTTGTGATTAACCCTGACACTGGCGAATGCTTTGACTTAAAAGGCAAACGTCTAGGAACAACCCCCAAACAAACCGGCTATTTGCGCGTATGCCTTATGAACCGCGAATACCGATTGCACCGTCTTGTGTGGCTGTGGGTACACGGAACGCACGTTCCTGACGGCATGACGCTTGACCACATAAACGGCGTTAAGACCGATAACCGTATATGCAATCTTCGACTTGCAACACCTGCGCAGAACTCGGCGTACTATCAAAATGCCGTGCGCAAAGACCCAGACATGCGCAACATCTACAAAGAGCGTTACGGTTACCGTGTAGCGATGGCGTTCAATGGCAAACGCATCCGCCGCCGCGCGTACACCTTGGAGCGGGCTAAAAAAGTGCGCGAGCAACTGTTTGAACTATACCCCCCTATTGAATTTCGCTGACACCCGAAATTTTTTTATTTTTGACCCTCATCAATCAATCTGTTACTTTCGCGCCATGTTCCATTCACTGCCCTATGAGCCACGCAAGCTGGAAGCCACCGAGGCGCGTCTGGAGGCGATCTACAGTGCTGCCAAGATGGGCCTGAAGGGTGAGGCACTGGCACTCGCCGCAGGGATGCTGCCTGTCGAGTACCGCCAATTGACGCAGTTTGACCCCATCGCGGCATTCGCCGAGCAGAAGGGGCGCGCGGACGGCGAGATGGAGATGGCGCAGACGCTGTACACCGCAGCCCGCGAAGGCGACGCCAACGCCGCGCTGAACATGCTCCGCTACAGCCACGACTGGGCTGCCAAGCAGGCCATCGAGGTGACCATCGACCAGAAGATCAGCATAACGGCTGCGTTGGAAGAGGCGCAGCGGCGGGTCATAGACCTCACGGTGGAAGACTATGCAAACGACACAGTATAATGCTGACGATGAGATGGCGCTCATGGCGTCTCTATGGACGCCCGCGCTCAAGGACGACCCGCTGAAGTTCGTGTCTTTTTTGTTCCCTTGGGGGCAGAAGAACACGCCGCTAGAGAACTTCTCAGGACCACGCAAGTGGCAGCGCGAGGTGCTGCGCGACATCGGCGAGCACATCAAGCAGAACAACGGCAAGATCGACTTCAACGTACTGCGCATGGCCGTATCCTCCGGTCGCGGCATTGGCAAGTCGGCACTCGTCAGTTGGCTGGTCATCTGGATGCTGTCCACCCGGATCGGGTCCACCACCATCGTGTCGGCCAACTCCGAGACGCAGCTTCGCAGCGTCACCTGGGCCGAGATCACCAAGTGGCTGGCCCTCTCACTCAACAGCCACTGGTTTGAGGTCAGCGCCACCCGCGTGATGCCGGCCAAGTGGCTGACGGAATTGGTCGAGCGCGACCTGAAGAAGGGCACGCGCTACTGGGGCGTCGAGGGGCGGCTGTGGTCGGAGGAGAACCCGGACGCCTACGCAGGTGTCCACAACTTCGACGGCGTGATGCTGATCTTCGACGAGGCGAGCGGCATCTCCGACGCCATCTGGGCGGTCGCGGCGGGCTTCTTCACCGAGAACACGCCCAACCGCTTCTGGCTGGCGTTCTCGAACCCCCGCCGCAATACTGGGTACTTCTACGAGGCGTTCAACGCCAAGCGCGACTTCTGGCGGAACAAGGTCGTCGATGCAAGATCGGTCGAAGGAACGGACAAGGCAGTCTATGAGCAGCTTATCCAAGAGTACGGTCCTGACAGCGTTCAGGCTCATGTCGAGGTCTACGGTGAGTTTCCCAGTGCTGGAGATGACCAGTTCATCCCCGTTTATCTCGTTGACGACGCCACCCAGCGGCCAAGGTACAAGGACGCTTCCGCCCCTATCATCATCGGCGTCGATCCGGCCAGGTTCGGGGCAGACGCGACGGTCATCGCCGTCCGGCAGGGGCGCGACCTGAACGTCATCAAGCGCTACCGGGGCGACGACACGATGGAGATCGTAGGCCGCGTAATCGAGGCCATCGAAGAGTTCAACCCGGCACTTGTCGTCATCGACGAGGGCGGGCTGGGTGCGGGCGTCGTGGACCGGCTCAAGGAACAGCGGTACAAGCAGGTCAAGGGCGTCAACTTCGGCAACAAGTCCACCAAGCCCATCATGTACGGCAACAAGCGCGCCGAGATGTGGGGCAACATGCGCGAGTGGCTGAAGACGGCGTCGGTCCCGACGGACAAGCTGCTGAAGTCCGACCTGACGTCGCCCAAGGTCAAGCCCGACAGCAAGGGCACGATCTTCCTGGAGGGCAAGAAGGAGATGAAGGCGCGGGGGCTGGCCTCGCCCGACGCGGCCGACGCCATCGCCGTGACTTTCGCGTACCCTGTAGGCACCCGGACGCCCGTTGACAAGCAAATAAGGCGGTCGTATGGTAGGTCTGGAGTTTCAACTTCTTGGCTAGGATCGTAACACATGGGCAATACCAAACCGATTGGCGTGGCGTATGAAGATCAGGACATCATCGGTGCTGACCGCATCTACTCCGCTGGTGAACTTGGCTACACCGCTGCTGCGCAGGGCACCGTCACGCAGGCAACCGACAAGTCCACGGCTGTCACGCTGAACAAGGGCGCCGGCCAGATCACGATGAACGGTGCCGCGCTGGCGGGTAACACCGCCGTGTCGTTCACGCTGAACAACACCTTTATCAGCTCCAACGACCTTATCCTCCTGAACATCAGCGCAGGCGCAGTGGCAGACCCGGTAGCCTACACCGTGTACGTCAGCAGCATGACCGCAGGTTCTGTGGTAATCACGCTCCGTAACCTGACCGCGACGTCGCGTTCTGAGGCTCTTGTCCTGAATTTCGCTGCCATCCACTGCCTGTAACATGGTCAACTTGTCCGTCAAGCGTGGCGAAAAGCTGCCTGTCGGCAAGGGTGCGGGTTTGACCGCCAAAGGTCGGGACAAGTACAACCGCGCGACGGGCTCCAAACTGAAGGCCCCGGCGCCCAACAGTCGCTGTCTGGCTATGGCGGACTGCCCGCCATGAAGCGCATCAAGAAGGGCAAGTAGCGTGCCTCTCGTTAAGTCAGCCTCAAAAGGGGCCTTCCGCAAGAATATCAAGGCCGAGATCAAGGCCGGAAAGCCTGCAAAACAGGCTGTTGCAATCGCGTACAACGTCCAACGCAAGAGTAAGAAAAATGGCTAAGACACCGAAACTTGGCGGCGAACTGCCGGCATACACCACGATGGGCGTTACAAAGCCCAAGAAGCGTGCGACACGCAACATGACCATGGGCGCGCCCATGACGAGTAAAACCGTGCAGCGGTCGCCGAGAGAAAACCTCGGCACGCCAGGCACAAGCAAGTTTGTGCAGCGGGCACCGCAAGAAAACACCGACATGCGCGGCACGATTAAATTTGCGCAGCGTTTGCCTGCCAACTCCTCCCAGCGCAAGCCAAGTGTCATGCCGGGCAACTCCTCCCAGCGCATGCCAAGTGTCATGCCTGGCAACTCCTCCCAGCGCATGCCTGCAACTTTCCGCGCCCCGCGCAAACCCGCCAAGTAGAGGAACAAGACAATGGCTAAGAGTGTTAGGACAGGTTCTACCGGCAACCGTATGAGCAGCATCGTGTCTGGTGACCAACCGGCGCGCGGGAAAGGCTCATACCGTGCAAATAGCTCCGTTCGCGCGGAAAGTTATCTTAACAACCCGGTCCTCTCGCCGGTTTCGCGGCTAAAAGATTACGTCGGGCAGCCAAGCAAAGTTGGGTTAGCAAAACCAAAGAATATTCCCCGTACCTTTGTGCCAACGGCGCGGCCTCCGGCCAAGAAGCCTGTCGCCAAGCCAGCACCGCAGGTCATCCGCAACGTGACCCGCGAAAAGCTGAGCTCAGCGCCCGCCAAGGCCCCCGCCTTCAAGGCGGTGAGCATGCGCACGGGCGACACGACGGGCGTCACCACCGGCAAGACGACGGGCACCGTGGCCCGCACGCCGGGCATGGCGACCAAGACCAAGCAGTCGGCTTACGACCGCCAGATGGCCAACGCCGCCCGCAACCAGCCCGCAGGCCCTATGGGCGGGGGCGGCGGCAGCAGCAGCAGGGGCGGCAGTCTGGGTGGCGGTGGTGCCAGCCGCACAAGCAGCGGGGGCGGCAACTTGGGCGGCGCCCGTGGTCGTATCAGTGAACCTGGCGGTTCAAAGAGGTAAGTATATTGGCTGACGACGGCATCATCGGCGCGGCGCAGGTCGCCAACGGCGAGTCGGACAAGTCCGACCTGCTCGCTACCATGCGTTCGCGCTTTACGATGGCGTTGGGGGCCTACAGCGAGAGCCGCGAGGACGAACTCGACGACCTGCGCTTCATGGCGGGCTCGCCCGACAACCAGTGGCAGTGGCCGGCCGACGTGCTGTCCACGCGCGGCTCGGTGCAGGGCCAGACCATCAACGCGCGTCCATGCCTGACCATCAACAAGCTGCCGCAGCACGTCCGTCAGGTGACGAACGAGCAGCGCCAGAACCGTCCGTCGCCCAAGGTCATCCCGGCCGACGACAACGCCGACGTGGCGGTGGCCGAGATATTCGACGGCATCATCCGTCACATTGAGTACATGTCCGACGCCGACGTGGCCTACGACACCGCCTGCGACAACCAGGTGATCTACGGCGAGGGCTACATCCGTATTCTTACGGAGTACACCCGCGACGACAGCTTCGACCAAGACCTGAAGATCGGCCGCGTGCGCAACTCCTTCAGCGTCTACATGGACCCGACGATCCAAGACCCGTGCGGGTCCGACGCCAAGTGGTGCTTCATCACCGAAGACCTGCTGAAGCCCGAATACGAGCGCATGTTCCCCGACGCCCAGCCGATCAGTTCGATTTTGTCACGCGGCGTGGGTGATCAGTCTCTGAGCCAGTGGTTCCACGAAAATACGATCCGCATCGCGGAATACTTCTACGTAGAATACGT